GCCGGCACCCGCCTCCCCCCCTCCCCGCCCCCCCGCGCCTCATCCCGAAACGGCTTTCGGGATCACGCCCCCGGTACCACCCGCCCCATTCCAGTTTCTGTGATTTCTGTCGTTACAGAAATGTCAGAACGTACAGTCATTTCAGAACGTACAGAACGTTCAGTACAAACTGAACGCTGGCGGCGGGGCGCTGGCTAGGCGCTGGCCCCCGTGTCCACGATCCCCCAGTAGGTACCCTTGTGGTGCGGTACTGTTGAACTACCGAAATTCGGGTATTTGAATTTCAAATTGGGTAGGGTGGGTGGGTTTGTGGTGCGGTTGGGAGGGAGTGGTCACTCGCGCTCGCTTGTTTCCTATGGGTGAAACACTGTCCGAAAACCCCTGTCCCGAGGATCTCCCTTGGGCACCATGTTGAGAGCGAGTGACCGGGGATGAGGATGGCATGGTGCGGTTGGGTTGGTCGATACCCCAAGTGGGGCATTTGTGTGGTGCGGTTGTGGTGTGTGGTTGTGGTGCTGGTGGTGGGCCAAGGGTGGGCCAATCCTGCGCTTGCCTCTCTGCCATCTGAACCCCCCCCATCCGCTGTCATCATACTCCCCAGCAAACAAAACGCATTGGCGACCCCTTTCCGGCGCGCCGTCGAGGCATCCTACTACCGAACCAGACCCACCGAATCCATCTGCCGTCCATTCCTCTGGGTGGGCCAGTGTTGAGCTTGCTGGCTGGGGGCGACCACAAGCCTCGCTGACCCAGGTCGCCTCGTTGCCGTGCTGCCCGCTGACCTACCAAGCCTTGCTGCCTTGCCGCCTCGCTGCCTGCTTCACGGTTCGCAGCGCCACTGGTTCAACCGGGGGTCCCCGTCCGTTGCGGCGCTGCGACTCGGGTGGCCCGAAGGAGCCACTCCCCGAGAGTTGCAGCGTCCAGCAATGGACAACCCCTATTTAAGGGGTGTATGAACACCCTCATAGGGGGTATAGCGAAATTCACGTAGGTAGATTGAATCAACGCCACTCTTATTACCCTTTGATATGGCTAGTGAAGTTATCAGAACCTGAATTTTGTTCACCAGCTATTGACAGCGGGTTCACTTTTTATCTTTTGGCTCTTGCCTTCATGGGGGGTGTTCTGGCCATCGTTTCGGCCTCATGTACATCAAAACGCGGGACGGCAAAACGTCCACTCTGCGGGCCTTGTTCCAACGCATGGCTCCACTCGCTCACCACTTCGAGCCTCAACAGAGTCTGGTGCTGGCCCACATCCGGGAGACGCTGGACTGCGACCTTCAGGAGGCGCAGCGGCACTTCAACTCGATGCGGCAGGGGAAGGTGGGTGTGTTGAGGTTCAATCGCGCCCAGGCTGCTTGGCACGGGTGCGAGTGGGTATCGGACGACGAAGAGGAATCGAAGCTGGAGGTGGCCCGCCACTTCGGAGTCATCGACAAGCGGTTGATGAAGCTGGAGTCCGCGCAGCGCAAAATACCCAAGGGCGGAGGCCGCGCAGCAAAGGAGGGTGACGACGCACTCGATGAAGAGTTGGATGGCCTGCGGAATGACCTCGATGCATCGCGGGCTGCGCTGGCAGAAATGCAGAAAACCCTGTCCGCGTTGGCGGACAAGGTGAAGTCGATTGACGGTGACCTGACGACGGTCTACGGGCGCGTCGGGGAGTCCGAGGCGCAGATCCAGCACCTGTCTAAGGGCGTCTCTGTGCCCTTGCTCGATCTCTACGCGGCTGTGGAGGTTCCTGCTTTAGAGCAGCACCAGTGATTGCCATGGGATTCCACTCGGTCCACACGATGGAACCTCGTTCGCCGTGCGAGAGCGGGATCACGTTCCGTTCGAGTCGTCCGCCACGCTTGCAGAAGTTGAGCCTGAACTTGCGTGGCGTTTGGTGGCCCACCTCCTGGATGACTGCGATCTCACGCGCCCAGTTGGTGAGTTCGCTTGATCCGAAGCCAGCGTAGGCCAGTTCCATCATGGAGGGTGGCTCGCCGTCGCGGTCCTTCGCTGGTTTGGCAATGTGGTGGATCCACATCCAGCAGACCTTGGTTTCCTTGAGTATCGGTTGAAGCTGGTTCCGTAGGAAACGCGACACGGATTCCTGGTTCGACAGGTCGCCACCGAAGTAGGACAGGAGTGGGTCGCAGATGACGAGGTCGAGCTTGGACTTGGTGACGAAGCGGCGGGCGTAGTCGAGGAACGCTGGTCCGGTGCGGACGGTCTCGGTGCGGAAGTGCAGGTTGGCTTTGACCAAGTCGCTCTTGTCCTTGGGCATGTTGATTCCCCTGACAACGCCCTGGAAGGCTTCTGCCAAGTCCCCGGTGTCGTTCTCTGCTTGGATGACTCCGATGCGGAGTGGTCGTACCGGGGCGATGCCGAAGAACGGTTGGCCAGCGGACCACAGGATGATGAGCTGCATGATCAGGCTGGACTTGCCGATGCCTGATCCGCCGGACAGGACGATGGATGACCCGCGGGTGAGCCAGCGGTTACCGACGAGGTTGTCGGGATCGTTGGCTGGGACGAACGTCATCAGGTCCCGGATGGTGATGACGGTGGCCTCGTCCTCGGACTGCTCGCGTTCGATGATCCAGTTCTCGAATGTGTCGCTGCCGAGTTTGGTGGCGAGCAGACGTTGCCGGGTGCCGGCGCGGTGGGCACCGGGGAGTCTCGAGTAGCGGGACGGGTTCTTGTTCTTGGGGTCGATTCCTTGGCCTGCCAAGTGGTTGTAGACGATGTCGCGGCGTTCGTCCCATTGGGCGCGGTCGGCTGCGTCTACGCGGACCCATGCGTGGATGGACTTGCCACCGGAGTCGATGAGTACGGAGATGGGTAGGCCGGACTGGCGCAGGATGGCGTTCTGTTTGTCCTTGGGCATGTCGTCCATCTCGACGAGGACATGGCGGTAGATGGATACGGACTTGTCGGCACCGGAGAACTCATTTGGTTGAAACGGATTGATGCGGACGAACACGCCGTGGCTGTCGTTGGCCAACAGGGTTGAGCCTTCGTTGGCGAATCGGTCGAGCCATGCTTCGCGGGTCATGAATGACCCAGTGGAGTTGGGTTTGCCCTCGGGTGTGAGGTCGTTGCAGATGGAGATGATCTCGCCCTCGGCGAAGGCAGCGCGGAGGAACTCGGCGAACTCAATGTGTGGAGCGGTATCGGAGTGTTCGATGGGGAGTGGTTCTGGTTCCGGTGGTCTGTTGAAACGCACCCGTGTGATATCGACTTGGGAGGGTGCCGTGGAAGCGTTCAGCAGGAAGCCTCTGGGTTTGGAGTGGGGAGTGGAGATGGAGGACTTGATCTTGTGGTAGAGTTCTCGGTCGCTCCATGGCGGTTGGCAGGAGCGGTTCCAATCGCGCAGGAGATCCATGGTGGTGGACTCGTCGAGGCAGAACCCGTTGAGGAGGCCGGTGACAGCGGTGAACGTGGCGTTGTGACCGCCGGATCCAGAGATGGCGGGAGGGATGGAAGAGAGCCAAGCCTTGGCTCGGTCGATGGTGGTAGCCATGTGGTCAGGTGAGTTGTGCTGAGAGTGTGCGGAACGCGAGCGCGGCGGTGGCGGGTACTACTCCGTTGCCGAGGAGGCGGAGTTCGTCGGTTCGATTATCACCGGAGACGCACAGCTTGGCATAGTCCATCCCACTGGCAGACCCATCAGGGTCTCCACCCAGCGCGGGTTGAGTTGGTTTTCTATCGCCAAAAACTCTTGGCGGCTCCCAGCTATGCTGCGCTTGGCTTGGTCCTGCTGCCCACGCTGACACTCTTCTCCCAAGCAACTCTCCTTCATTCTCTTTGTACTCAATCCCATCTTGGGTTGGCCCTGGACACCCGCAGTCTGCGTAGTAATCTCCACAGACTGAGCAGTTTCCGTATTCATCGCAGTCTGCTGAGAACGAGACCTTTTTCCATTCTCCACAATCCTGACTGCATCTGGAAGTAGATCCCCTCGCATCTTCCCATCCTTTCTCTCCAGCGTTTGATAACAACCCTTCCAGTCCCGCGCCGATGCGGTTGGCCAGGATGAAGACACGCTTTCGCTGGTGTGTAGCACCGCATTCAGCCGCGCTAAATACTCCCCACGTCGCTGCGTAACCAAGCTCTTCCAGATCGCTGATGACTGTGGAGAGTCCAATCGAGACGTGCCCGTCGACGTTCTCGAAGAAGCAGGTTCTGGGTCGCATGGCAGCAATTCCATCTGCGATCCATGGCCACAGGTGGCGAGGGTCTTCCGTCCCTGCCCGCTTCCCGGCTGCGCTGAATGGCTGGCAGGGATAACCGCCAGTGAGGATGTCCACTCGGTTGTGAAACGCTGCCCAAGGGAAGGTCTTAAGATCCGGCCAAACAGGTGCTGGGTCCAGG